ACAGCAGAGTTTGCGAACATGGGTATCTCGGATGCGCAGGAACTCATTGCGTACTGCGCCCGTGTGTCCAACCCAAGCAATCAATTTAACACCGAGACATCAGAAAAACTCATCAGATACTTGGTCAAACACGCACACTGGAGCCCACTCGAAATGGTCTCAGCCTGCGTTGAAATCACAACCACCCGGGACATTGCCAGACAGATCTTGCGACACAGAAGTTTCAGTTTCCAAGAATTCAGTCAACGCTATGCTGACCCAACTAAAGATCTTAAATTCGTTACAAGAGAAGCTAGACTCCAAGACGACAAAAACAGACAGAATAGTATCGAAGCAGATGATCCAGAGTTACAAGCATGGTGGGATGCCAAACAAAAATGGGTCATTGAACAAGCTCGCATAGCCTACGAAGAAGCTATCAATAAGGGCATGGCAAAAGAACAGGCTAGAGCAGTATTGCCAGAAGGTCTGATTGAAAGTAGGCTATATATGAATGGAACCTTGCGCAGTTGGGTACATTTTATAGAATTGCGTTCAGGTAACGGAACTCAAAAAGAACATAGAGAAATAGCCAAAATGTGTGCTCAGGTTATTGCTCAAGTGTTTCCAATGAGTGTACAATATATACAAGATTAACTTTAAGGAGAATATCTCTATGTTAGCAACAGGTACATATAGAAGTGCGGATGCCATTAACTCTGCTATGTTGAGAGTCTACAATCACATGCTCAGTGCTGTTGTGATTTCTGGACTGACTGCCGCAGGTGTTGCCAGTTCACCCGCATTATTGTCTTTCTTTTTTACAGGCCCAATGATGTGGGTTACACTATTCCTGCCGTTGGTTTGTATCTTAGGATTTGCCTTTGCTCAAGAAAATTTGAGCAAGACAGGACTACAACTATTCCTAATGGCATTTGCTGCTCTTATGGGGCTTAGCCTTAGTGCTATGTTTGCTGTGTTCACTTTAGGTTCAGTAGTCAGCGCATTTTTAGGATCGGCGGTTCTGTTTGGTACCATGAGCTTTTATGGTTACTTTACTAAACGCAGTTTAGAAAGTTTAGGCCAGTTTATGTTTATTGGTTTGATCGCTATCGTTATCGCAAGCATTGTCAATATCTTTATCGGTTCATCAGTAATGACCATGGTGATTTCAGCATTGGCAATCATTATATTCTTAGGTTTAACAGCCTATGACACACAACAAATTCGTGAAATGGTAACTATTGATTCCGACACCGGACGAGAAGAAGTATTAGGTGCGTTGACACTATACATGGACTTTATCAATCTGTTTATCAATCTATTACAGATTATTGGTGTTAAACGGGATTAAGTTTTTTACAGTAAAAATAAAATTCTGCCAATTCGGGGAACGTTTCTAAAAAATTCGTTCCCCGTCTCTTATCATGTTCATCGACAAAGGCTACAAAATCTTTTCTATTTCTATCCTGTAGTCCATCCATTCTGCTACTGAATATAGAATATAGACGTTCTAGTTTCTGTATCTCGCTTTTATAAAATCCGACAGAATTGTCACCTTTAGAAACAGTATTAGCTTTCATAAAAGCAATTTGTTCTTTGATCATAGACATGATATCTTTGGTCAAGATACCTACTGTTTGATGAGGAGGATTATTCAAATATGGTATGTCTAGATTAACAGGATGGGTGCCTATATCAATATTAAAGACTTTGTTTAGTACTCTTTCGTACCATTTTGGTTTTCCATATTTTTCATTAAGATAAAGGATATCTTTTAGAAACTCTGTATAACTAGTAACAGACAGAGCATTATAAGTGCTCATTATTCCTATCTTGGCTCTGGGAACTTCTGTTAGATACTTTTCACAATTAGACAACCACTTGGCGTAATCTAATCCGAAACGAATATACTCTGCTTGTTTGCCATGTGCTTCACAGCTAGTATAAACAAGAATAGATTTTACAGATTTTGATATCTGTATCTTTTTAAGTTTTTCTATAAACTTATCAAACAGGTCATCAGGTACACAAAAATTCGAATTGATGTTTAATTCTAGATTCTTATTAGGATTTTCCAGTATATGATCTAACACTCTGAAAGTATGCTTGCTAAGGAGAGGTTCGCCTCCAGTGATACGGAATGTGTGTAGAGTTGGGTATAATTCAGGCCACCATTGCCAAAATGCTTCAACATATGGATTATATTCTCTTTCAGGATGTGGCATCTTGTTCTGTATCTGTACCCATTCTAGATTATTAAATCTCATAGAAGTAGGATACGGACCAAACTCTTTTATCTCTTCCATCCACTTGCTGCTAACATCCGGAGAGCAATACGAACACTTAAAATTACAAACATTTGAAAAAGAAATTTCTAGATAACTAGGATTTACGTTACCATCTGATCCGGCTGCTAGATATTCTTTCAATCTATCTTTAGACCAGGGTTCGTAACTTTTTAATATCCTATCGCTGAGTGTATGACCACTGTCCTCAGCTTTCCAACAATAATCACATTCGCTAGGGCGAGATCCATCTAGCATCTGTTTACGCAACAGTTTTTTGTATCCTGTATTATGTAATGCGCTGGGGTTTTCTTTTATTTCTTCTATAGGGATGACATGAGTTCTAGGGTGATGGCAACTGTGCGTATGCCCTACACCAAGATGTATAGTTACCTGGCTCCATTTGGCCGTACAGAAGCTAGGACTAATCTTGTCCATTTCTTTCTTATATTCTAGACGTTCTTTAGTCCAACTGTTCATATTGATTTTTTAACCACACAAAATCATTTATTTTTTTAAGTGCTTCTTGATTGTCTTTGTTTTCTCGACCAAACTGTTCGCCTGCTCTAGCACCTTTAAGAGATTCATAAGCAAAAGGAGAATCGTTAGATTCAGTACACCAAATTTTTAATCGTGCTTCGTCTGTTTTTATATTTCTATTCTTGATAGTGCCCGATGCTAATTTGACACACTCCCTAAATGCTGTTCTCCAAGCATGGAATGCTGTGCTGTTATAAGCATGATAATTCAACACATGTTCTACTATCTTTATTCGGCCATAAAAACTGGTACTGAAATCTATGCGTTCTTGATCATCGAACAGAGTTTTATCAAATATTTTTATTCCGCCGTGACCGTATTCCAACCCATTTATAGGATTTCTTGCTCTAAAAATATAGATGTATCCTCTTTCTTGTGTTTTCTTGTAGACATCAAAAAGATTAAAATCATCCAAGAGAACAGCATCTCCATCTATAAGCATAAATTGATTAGTGTCAGAGATATTAGCACAGTGCTTATGAGACTGTGCTATAGACATTTTGGTGTCTATTTTTTTAAGATCTTTTATCTTTTCTTTTGCCAGCTGAAAGTTTTTTTCTGCGTTTGGCTCATCATATGCTAGGAAAAATTTTTCCATATTGGACTCTTATTGTAATAGGTCTGTCCTAACGAAATAGATTCAGAATAAAGATCTAATATGTATTCGCTTTGATCTTTATCAAAATAGGCCCAGTTTAAACCTAGTTCTAATTTTATTTTTTCACCTAGTGATTTTATTTCTTCTACAAGACCCTTGTCGTTATCATCAACATAGGGTTTCACATACTGACCATAGATTCCCTGTAATATGTCAAAGTCTCTAACTTCACGATAGTCCCAATCTGTACAATAGGCTAACCATGTACCTAATCTCGCACCATATATAGCATAAAGCCCATTATTAACGTGAGCCCCTACAGAACTCCAAATACGAAGTCTATGTATGTTGTGCCAGTAGATTTCTTTCGTGATTAAAGACTTGTGTACTTTTACACCGTTCTTGGTCAACATCTTTACTCCTTCGCGGAAGCCGGCACGCCAGGCCTGTAAAGGAGTAGCATTTATTATAGTGTCGCTGAATACTGATGGAAAGTTCATATAACCTTTTTCCCAACAGAAATCAACTTGTGCGTTTTCTGATTCAGCAGCTTCATGCGTTTTCATCTGCTCTATGAAAGATTTTTTCCATATTTTTAAACCACCGTTGCCATAACTTAGATGATTAATATTGTTTTGACCGCACCAGCTATACACTTCTATAGCAGGTAGTTCCTCAAAGGCAATATCAAAAAAAGCTGGTCGTACTTGATTATCACCATCAACAGTTACTAACCACTCTGTGTTAGATAATTTTGCTGCTGCTTTATGAGCATTATCACTGCCTTTGACTCCGTGTACACGTTGAGCCCAGGGTGCCTTAGATAGCAGGTCAGCCCAATTTATTTCAGCATTAGGCTCATCATAGGAAATAAAAATAATATCTAGATCTGAAACTTTCATTTTATAGTGTAACAAGCTGAAATAAAAATCTTTCTATAATACAGACTAAAATCATTGGCAAACAATTTAGTAGGATTCATGTCTGTTATCATAAATTCTTTTTCATTGTTTTCATCAAACTCATCAAAATTACAATTAAAAGTCTGATAGTGTGCGTTAATATCTCCCTTGCCGGTAAGATGTAAATCGAAACTATTCTTAGAAGGATCTGCTTTAGCAGATGGCGGTCCATTGTATTTTACGATCATACGAGGTGAATGATCTCTAGTAAAAACAGTGACTACTAGATCAGTAGTTTGATTGTTCCTAGCTGGGGAAAACGGTAATTGAATGAATTGATTAAAATCAGGATCATTGTCTAAAGTTTCTTCTATGCTATAGATCCTTATACTATTACCGTCAATATTAACTTTATAGTTGTGTATATTTTTAACACCTCGAGATATTTCGTCAAACAATGGCTGGTATTCGTCAGGAACTGTGATTACCTGTAGAGTGGGATCATTGCTTTTAACAATAACAGATTTACTACCTCCTACTATATCCCCGGTAGTAGTTCTTACTACGATGTTATGTAACATTTTTAAAATTCTCCATCATGATGTTATGATAGTTACTTATCATATCCTGTGTGAACAGATCTTTTTGACTGTAATGTATGATATCAGTTTGATTAAAACTACCTATCTTAAATCGATTCAGCTTGTCAAAGTAATAACCAACTTCTTTGCCCATTTTTTGTACATTGGTTTTGAACCCTTGTATCCTAGGTTTTAGATGTACAAATCGAGGAAATTCTAAATCATATGAAATAGTATCTTCTAAATCTAATATCTTTGCTGCTAAAGAAAATGCTTCATCTGTGCCTACAACTTCTGGTATATCTTTATCAAGGAAATAATTTTTAAATTCAGTTGGATAATCTATGATATATCGACCCATGTTGAAAAATTTTTCAACAATTAATGATGTCTTATCAAAAAATGTATACGCCGAATATAGGATAGGCAATTGATTTTTTTCATATGTTTGTCTATAAAAATTATCAGTAACAATATCGTCTCTAAATGTCTTTACCTTATTAGTCACATAAATTTCTGTATTAGAATTTATAAAATAATCAATCCAATGACTAGTATCTCTGACCATCAACATATCAGCATCAAGACAGACTGTGTATCGCCAAGGGCTTAACTGATCCATATATGATCTACCATCCCAGTGCTGTTTTTTATCCCAGAATATAACTTGATTAAACACAGGACTAGAACTAATGACTGGTATCGTTTCCTTATCATCTGTTATTAATGCTACTTTATCGTATCCTTGTTTCTGTGTGGCTTTTATAGATAAAGCCAACAAGTAGGCCATCGACAGATATTCATTGGTGCTAGATTTAGAAATGACTACAAGATATCCAAAATCTTTCATAGAGATAGAATCTCCTTTTCAAACTTTAGAATGTCTTGTTTTTTCATAATATGAATAGAAGAATTTTTTATCGATAGCAGAGCAGTTTTATCAAATGCGTCTACAGAAAAATGTAATCCGTGTTCGTTAACATTTATTAATGTGTCAGTTTTTGTCATCCATATGATAGACGGCAATAAATTCGCACCTTCAACAAATCCATTATAAATGTGATTGGCTAATGTAAAAGCTATATCATTCCTAAAAATCCTAGGATTAAATTTATGTATATCACTAACAAATCGATATTCTGTTTTGATGTACTTCATTGTATCGAACACTAATTTTGCTGCCTGATTTTTTGTAAACATCATAGCAGTAGCCCATCTCAATCGCATAGCAGTATCAGATACACGTAGGTCTTCCGGGTGTAATTTATTACCTATAAAATCTATCATACTGTCAGTGATCATAAAATCTTCATCATACTCCCAATAGTGAGAATACTGATCATCGAATATTAAAAGGTCACTATCTATCAATAGAGTTCTATCGTATGGTGTAAGTTCAAAAGCCAACTGCCTAGAATCATTTAGGAAAAGCTCAGACTTTCCTTCATATATTCTATAATTATTTTTTTGAGGAGAATCTATTTCTATAATATTATCAAATATAGAATCATCAAAAGTAGAATTTTCTCTACTTTCTTTGTCGGTGATCAAAGATACCGGCACTGATAATTTTTTCATAGCTAATTTCGCCGATATTTCAGCTAGCTTTAGATAATCTATAGATTGATTATTGTGTCCAAATATCAATATGCCTTTGTTCATTCTTTAGGCATCACTCTTAATATATTATTTTTTTGATTTTTTAGATCTTCATAACCTGCTTGATAAAACCCCACAGCAGACCAATATCTGTCTTTTATTAGATTTTCAAAATCTTTAAGATCCGGTATCACTATAGGATTTCCATTTGAATCTATAAGGATAACGTCTCGAATTTTTCCTTCAATGATTAGAGACCTTACAAAAACTAAAAGATGGCTGTCTATCTTGAACAGACCTCCTTGATAGCCAAATGTAGTGTCAGCTGAAAATTTTTCAGCAAGATATTTTTTTTGAGTCTTAATGCTCAACATCTTGTTTGAAAAATCTATAGCATTTTGTAGATTTTCGTTCATAAAAAAACCCCTAGCTTTGTATATATGCTAAGGGTTTTGCTGATCTGTAAGTCTTGATTACGAAAATACTGAGCCACCGGATCCATTGCTGAAACTAATTTGCGAATTAGTCCAAGGTACTACGTAAGGATCTGATTGTAGTGTTATACTGCCAACGGTGTAATATAATGTCAAATTCAATTGGAATCTAGCTGTCACGTTTGGAGAGAATTGGTTCACGTGTCCGTTGTATAGATCGATCAAAATACCAATTTTCTTTTGTGTATATGCTCTGTGTTTAATACCTATATAGTTAGTAGTATAACTGGTTGTAGTAGATGTCACTTGATTGATATAACCAAGGTTACCATATGTAGCTGCGGTGGCATTGTATGCTCCTGCCGAAGTCCAAGGTGCGCTTGCCGGTTGCCCATACGCTCCAGTCTGGCCGTAAGGTCCTACTCCTGATGCTGTATAGCCCATGCCTGCTTTGTTATAGGCACCATAGTTAATACCTCCTGTGCCAAATAAAGACTTGGCTAAATTTTGCCAATCTTGGTTTTGAGAGGCGGCGCTTGCCGGACCATTGGTAATATTTGTTACTACTAGGTTAAGATTAAAAAATCCCCCAGTATTAAAATACTGTACGAAATCATAATTAGTCGGAAAGTCGATGATCGTTTCAACGCTCATAAGACCGTTACCCCAAGGATTGGTCGCACCATCTCTAACAGGAGCAACGTTCCAACCAAAATAAAATGCGTCTTGCATGATAAACTTGTAAGTGTTTACATCATTTACTCTGTTGTAAAATGGAAGATAGATATCATGTAAAATAGGATCTCCACGAACAGGTTGAGGACAATGACTTGTTACACCTGTCGTAGGCCATGCGTTACCTATTTGCGGATCATTAGCTAAATCACTGCCAGTCACATGCTTCCATGCTTTATTAAGATCTATCCTTAAATTATTGAACTGATTAGCAGAAATAACAAACTGTGATATAGCACCAGTACCGCCTGCCCATCCACTAGGATAACCATTGGATACTCTGCTATCCACATTAACCAGCGAAAATACTGTAGGACTAATTATTTGATTGACTACAAAATAATTACCGTTCAGAGGAGTTGCTCCCCAAGATACATTGCTTATATTATCAATGTAAATTTGTTCACCTGCTACTAAGTTATGATTAGCAGTTGTAGTAATTTGGCAGGGATTGGTATTCGATATGCTAGCTATAGTTCTGTTAAATGGATATGCCAAAGATGCTAGGCTACTTAAAGGTAATCCATATCCAGTTCCTTTTATATACACATTCGGTGCGGAAGTCTGAAGAGGCCCAACCAATGTGGCTATTGTGCTATAAAGAGCATTGTAATCACTATATCTAACTGGATCATACTGGTTTGCTGGCATCTGTCTTACCTTATAAAATTATGGCTTCTACTATTTTTATTATTTCTCTATCATCCGAAGCTAATGCTATAGCGAAATTATCTAGTCTATCTGTAGCTGCTCGAGCTGTACCATCGGCAGCAGCTACTAATCTTTGACCTTTCTTGATCGGACCAACTACTTTAACTGGTACTCTTCCTTTTAATGCTACCGGCTGTCCTTCAGCTTCACTGTTCATCAGATAAGCTGGATTTTGTGAAATAACTCCTATAGCTCTATCACCGTCTTGGCAAGCAGTAACTTCGTATTCTCCTCCTACAACCATCACTGTGCCTACTTCATATTCTTTGTCAGTTTTATATATCTCAGCTAAATCGGCATAGTTAGCACTACTGGCTGTACCATTGAAAAACCTACCGTTAACATCACCGGAAGCAGTTCTTATTACTAGCGTATCACCGGTCTTGTTAACATCTGCTTGTCTGCCATTTACTGTTTGTGTATCTTTAGCTTGACCGTCAAATAATACAGCCTTGATCGCTCCCGAGGCGCTTCTTATTGGAATAGAAATAACTCCAGGATTAGCAATATCTAAAGGATCATATGTTCCTAACTTGCTAGCATTTACCGCAGATGTTGCTTGACCACTTAACGATCCTGTAAACTGTCCATAGAAATTGTCTGCTGTAAATGATCTAGTAGTGGCATTATACGCGGTAGTGCCAGCTGCGTTATTGATATTTCCGGTATGTGTGCCAGTAGTGTTGCCTGTAACATTACCTGTTAGATTACCAAAAAGAGACTGAGCATAGATATTTTTCCAATGTCTTGACGAAGCTCCAAGATTGATAGTTTCGGTATTTGCTGGGAATATCGCTTTGGCTGTAGTAATATCGTTAGTATCATACTGCTGCCTAGAGAAAATCATCATGTCATCTCTATCAGTAACTGAAGCAGCATTGCTGATACGGAACAGTATTACACCGTTATTTTGATTTTCTATAGTTGGTTGGTTAGCTGTATTGATATAGATACGCAGATCTTTTCTTACAGTTAGATCACCAAGACCAACAGTTAGACCTGCGCCAGAGAATGACACAGGATCGGCACCAGTGAATTGTTGTGCTGTACCTCCTGTGCTTCTAATAAAATCTTCTACTGGATGACCACCTAGTCTTTCTGAATTACTAGCGGTACCCCAGAATCTATAACCCGAACTGTCACTAACTCCTGTATCTGATACAGAATTTAGTGTAACACCTTTCTTAATCTGCCTACCAGCTTCTGAAAAACCTGCGATACTATTAGTAGAAGATAAAGTAAAATCGGGATCATTACTAAAAACAGCAGTAGTAAGGCCGCCGACCACAGCTTTCAATATAACATGGCTGGTATTATTAACGTCTTTAACTACCTGTGTAACAATCTGTGATGTACCAAAACCTGGTGCGCTCTGTGGTCCAATAAGCACAAAGCTAGATCCGTTCCATGCGCTCAGCTGATTTGTATTAGTATCAAACCAAAGATCTCCTTGTGAAAGCCCTGCTGGCGGACTGCTGGCTATTTCAGCACCACTTGCTGACTTAAACTTAGATCCATCATAAAACTTTAATTTCTTTGAGCTAGAATCATACCATATCTGACCGCTTACTGGCTTGCTAGGCTGTACAGTATTAGCGAAATTTTCCAATAGATATAGGAAATTTTCGTTTTGTATCTGCCCGTAGCCAGTATAATTCTTACCTACGAATTTTAAATCCGTAGATGTATCAATAGAACCATCTTCTACATTAGTTAGAAAAGTTCCGTTATATCTATCTACTCTGTAAGTCATCTTAGCTCCAGTTCCCTGTATTTATTCGTTAGAGTTTTTGCTTTTGAGCTAAGATAGCTTGCTCTTGATCTTCATTTATCCATGTATAGGCATCCGGGTTTGACGCATATGCCTGTACCTGTT